CTGAGAAAGCCGAGCGCCAGGTCGAGAAGCTGGTCATCGACAACGGCCTGTCCGCAGCCTTGGACGAAGCCCGCGTGAAGCCCGAACTGAAGCGCGCCGCCGCAGCCCTTCTGCGCGAAGGCGTCGAGCTCAAGGATGACGACGGCGAGCCTGTTGCCTACAAGGGCGGCCTGCCACTGGCTGAGGCTATCAAGCTCTGGGCCGAAGGCGACGACGGCAAGCCGTTCGTTCTGGCCGGCAACAGCGGCGGCGGCGCCCCGGGCGGCAAGGGCGCCCACTCTGGCCCCAACCCCTGGAAGCAAGGCCCGTCCTTCTCCCTCACCGAACAGGACCGCATCGCCCGGGACAAACCGGACCTGGCGAAGCGCCTGATGGCCGAAGCCGAGGCGGCTTAACCCTCGGCGCTCCCTGAAGCGCGCGCCTCTGACGGCCGCGTCTGATCCCACCGAAAGGAAACGACATGGCCGTCACTCGGCTTTCCGATCTCGTCTTCGGCGAGAACTTCAACACCTACACCGTCGAGCGATCGACGCGCCGCAACGCCTTCGTGGCCGCTGGCGTAATGGTCGTGGACCCGGCTATCGCCGCCTTCATGGCGGGCCAGGGCTTCCTGGTGAACATGCCTCACTTCAAGCGTCTGGCGAACGACGAGCCGAACGCGTCTTCGGACAACCCGGCCGACGTCGCTGTGCCGAAGAAGATCGGCACCGGGAACGAGATCGCCCGGAAGCTGATGCGCAACCAAGGCTGGTCCTCAGCCGATCTGACTGCGGCCTTCATCGCCCGTGACCCGCTGGACGCCATCTCCAGCCAGATCGCGGACTATTGGGCGGGCGTGAACCAGACGACCCTGCTCAAGATCTGCCAGGGCATCCTGGCCGACAACATCGCCAATGACGGCGGCGATATGGTCAAGAACGTCGCCACCGACGCCACCGGCGATGCCGTCGACGGGGAACTGTTCGGCTCGGATGTGCTGATCGACGCCGCTCAAACCATGGGTGACGCCAAGGGCTCGCTTCGCGCCATCGCCGTTCACTCCGTCATCCACGCCCGCATGCAGAAGATCGGCGCCCTGGTCGAGAACTACGACCCGGAGACCGGCCGTCTGCTCTACGAGTCCTTCCAGGGCAAGCGCGTCATCATCGACGACGACATGCCTGTGGTTCAGGGCACGAACCGGAAGACCTACACCTCGATCCTGTTTGGGGACGCGTCTTTCCGCTCGGGCTTGGGCACGCCGAAGACCCCGAACGCCGTCTCGCGCGAAGAGGCCGAGGGCAACGGTGAAGGCGTCGAGACGCTGTGGAACCGCCGCCACGAGGTCATTCACCCGACTGGCTTCGCTGTCGCCGGCACGCAGATCAGCAGCAACGCCACCCCGAGCTATTCGGCTCTGGCCACGGCGTCGAACTGGAACCGCGTGTTCGACCGCAAGAACATCCCGCTGGCGTTCATCCAGACCAACGGCTGACCCAAGGGCCGGCTGCGGTCGGCCCTGCCTTCTCCCGTCTTCCTGACATGAAAGGATAGGCCATGCGCCTTCTCCATCTCTCGGCGCTGAGTTGCGCCGCGCTCTGCCTTGCGGCCAATGCTGACGCTGGCAGCCAACCGATCAGCGCCCCGCTGGACGGTCAGATCGCGCTCACCGCGCACAACAACGGCGACGGCACCTGGTCGGTGAAGCGCGGTCCCGATGGTCCGATCCTCAAGGACGGCCTGGCGCGCGAACAAGCCCTCGCCATCGTCGGCGGTGCTACCGGGCCCTATGAGCCGGAGGGCGAGCAGGAAGCTGCTGCTGCCAAGCAGCGCGCCGCCCTCGAGAAAAAGGAGGCCAAACGGGAGGAGCGCGACCTTTTCGCCCCTGATCCCGAGGCCCCGCTCGACGAGCTGTTGGAAGGCCGGTCGATGAAGGCCGCTCATGACGCAGCTATCGCCCGCGCCGAGCAGGCCGAAGCGGATTTGGCCGACGCCAACAGCAAACTGACCGAGGCCGATGAGGCGGCCGCCGAGCAGAGCAAGTCGCATGACGCTGTCAAGGCCGCTCATGACGAAGCGGTCGCGGCCGGCAAGAAGGCCGATGAGGAGAACGCGGACCTGCGCCGCTCCATCGCCTCCAAGGACGAAGAGATCCGCCAGCTGCGCGAGCAGGTGTCGAAGTTCGATCCTGACGGTGACGGCAAGGTCGGCGGCGGTGCTTCCAAGGCTGTTTCCAAGACGGCCGGCGAAGGCCCGTCGAAAGCCAAGAACGGCGACGCCTGATGCTGATCGTCGAGAATGGCGTGGTGAGCTGGCCCTCGGGTCCGCTCGCTACGGTCGAACAGGCAGACGCTTACGCTCAGGCCCGTGGCTGGTCCGATTGGGCCGCCCTGACGCCTGAGCAGAAGAACGGCGCCATTCTCGACGCATCGGCCTACGTGCGGGCCTCCTACCGGCCTCCGGCTAAGGCGAGCGCGGCGGTCGAGGAGCAGATCAGCGAGGCCGTCATCGAGGCGGCCCGACTGTCCCTGACTGCGCCCCTGATCGGCGGCGACAAAGCGGCCCAAGCGGCGCGCAAGTCGGTGAAGGCTGGGTCGGTCGCCGTGGAATATGAAACGTCATCTGCGGAAAGCCGCAGCACGGCGCGGCTGGCGCTGGTGGCGGGCCTCCTGCGCTATGCGGGCGTCTATGCCATCGGCTCCGGCGTCAACGTCAGGCTGGCCAAGTCGTGAGCACCCTCGACGACCTGCCCGACGTCATTGCCGAGGCGCTGGACGACGTGTTCCGCGACGGCGTGCTGAAGGTGCCGGGCGAACCGACCTCGGACGGGCAGGGCGGCTGGATACCGGGGGCCCCGACCTCACACCCCTGCAAGGCGCTGGTCGATGACTACAGCGACATGCGGAGAGCAACGGCGGGCATCCCGGCCCACGATCGAAAGATCATCATCCTGGCGGCCAGTCTGAGCGTGGCTCCGGCTGTCGGGCACACCATCAACGCTGAAGGCAGAGACTGGCAGATCGTCGCCCTGTCTCGCGATCCGGCTAAGGCGACCTGGGAGGTTCAGGGGCGTTAGCCTGCTGGACCTAGCCAGGACGTCAGCCACTCATTGACCTCTTTGCTTCCCAGGCCGGTCCAAGGGCGTGTCAATTGGATCACATAGAGTTGGTCGTTGGAATCAAGCAGTGGGGCGAGGAAGTCATAGAGGGCCGAGGCCGTGACGTCGCCGCCAACTGCGTAGGATGATTCACTTAGTTTGGCCCAAGCGCCGGTCGCGGATTTGACCTTGTCCACTATCGGCGGGCGTTTGGTCTCTTTGTTTAGGTCGTAGGTCACGAGAAATGCGGCCACAGCGAATCTCCGATTGTTTGAGGGATTGGACCTTCACGTACCGATGGAGTCCAGAGCATGGCCGCCGTCACGATCAACCTCACCGCTCTGGAGCGGATAGCCGAAGAGAAGGCTGTCGCGGGCATCCAGCGGGCCGCTCTTGCAGGCGAAGCGATTACCAAGGCTAACCTGTCGCGCCCCGGCACAGGCCGCATCTACGGAAAGCACCAAGCGTCAGCACCGGGTGAGCCGCCCGCCGTCGACACTGGCCGCCTGCGCAATGCGACCCAAGCCGATACGCAGGTCCGCCGTGATGGCGACGACATCGTAGGCCGCGTGGTGGCGAACGTCGATTATGCCCACGCCCTCGAAGTTGGGACCGAGCGCATCGCGCCGCGCCCCTTCCTCGGCCTGCTGGCGACCGATCACGCCGACGACCTGCGGAAGGCCTTCATCGAGGGAGCGAAGAAATGACCAAGCTGACCATAAGAGCGCTTCAGACCCCGACCGGCCCTAAGGTGATGCTCTGCGATGCGGAGGGCGCGCCGCTTCCCCTGCAACGCGAGACCACCCTCAACTGCGGCATCGACCAGATCGACAGCATCACCGTCACCTTCGCTATTGATAACGAGAGAGTTCGACTGGAGGCGCAGGCATGAGCGACAGCATCGTCACTGTCCGCCTGCCGGGCTTCCGCTATGAGCGCGTCGGCAGCGTCGCCGTCATGACCGTGCTTTGGCTGCTCAAGGTCCGCTGGATCGGGCCGCACCTTTCGGTTGGGCTGACGTGAACTCCACCGCTACGATCTTCGCCCGCCTGGCCGCCGTCGCCCCGTCTTTGGCCACCTGGAACAACGCCCCGGCCATCTTCAACGAGGTGGCGCCCGACGATTTCCTCAGCCAGGAGCCGAAGCCTTCCAAGCCGTTCCTGATCATCGCCGTGCCGAGCCGTGACGAAGCGTTGGAGACCTTCACCGAGACCGGCCGCCTGATCGTGCAAGACGTGCGCGGCTATCAGCGGCGCACCGGCTCGGCCGCCCAACTGGACGCCCTGATGCGGCAGGTGAGGGACCTGTTCCACAACTGCCCCGGCGACCTCGTCGTCACCGGCGGCAAGTGCGACGTGGCCCGCGTCACTGGCCCTGTCCAAGCCCCAACGACCGACGAGGCCTACACCGGCCGCCGCGTCACGATCCGCCTGGATCTCGTCCGAGACTGACAATGGAGGGCACTATGCAGACCCACGAATACGTCGTGCTGGATGACCAAATGCGCGTGGCCGTTGTCCATGAGCGGTCTGCCGATGGCTCGCCCAAGGTGGCGACCCTTTACCGCAATCTGGATGACCTGGCCGCTGGCGTCGTCCTTCAGGCGCGGGCTGAGTTCGCTTAGGTATCGCCCGCCATGTCGTCGAGGTTGTTGCCCTTCTTGTCATCCGGGTTGGAGCGCAGATAGGCCTCGCGTCCCTTTGGCTGCACGGCATGAGCGTTATCGACCTTGCCAGCCTTCGCCATCTCTATGGCCTTCTTCTGGCTGGTGAAGTTCACATTCCCTTCGAAGCGAACCGCCTCGATGTTCCCCTTCGCGTCGGCACGAGCGTCGACGATCTTTTTTCCACCGCTTGACATCTGAACCCTCCTGATCCGGCGCGACCTTCGCAGAACGCTGGCTTTGGAGTCCATCCCCAACGCGCCCAGGGCAGGCTGTGCGCGGCCTTTTCCATGCCTGCAAAGGAGCTGAGCAATGGCAACTCTTGTCCAGGGCGCTGTGAAGGTCGAGATCGACACTTCGACGACCCAAACGCCCGATTGGGAGGTGATCCCCGGCGTCACCACGGCGTCGTACACCGGCGGCACGCCGCGCGAGACCGATGCCACCGACTTCGACACGCCGGTGGGCGAGACGGAAACGCTCTACGGCGCCCGCACGAACCCACCGCTGACCTTCCAGATGCACCTTCAGCCCGGCGACGCGACTCAGGAGCTGCTGTTCACGGCCTACGCCTCGGCCGAGGACGTGAAGGTTCGTCTGAAGGGGCTGACCAAGGCCACCGTGTTCGTCGGCCGCGTCGTGATCGGCGAGAGCCATAGCGTTGACGGCAAGATGATGAGCGATTGCAGCATCATGCCGAAGTCGGCGCCGGTTCGGGGGGCTGCGGCCTGATGAGCGATGATCGTCGTGGGGTCGTGGAGTTGCCGTTGGGCGACCGAACGATCCCCCTCCGCTTCACCTGGCGGGCGATTGACCAACTCGGCCGCGTCGGGGTCATTGAGACGCTCGACGTGGCCGCGTCTGGCAAGCCGGGCGACATGGAGGCTCTGGCCCGCCTGATCGTGGTCGCCAGTGGCGGCCAGGTCCGTGAGGAAGAACTGCTCGACGGCTTCGGCCTTCCGGCCGCTGAGGCCTACCTCGCCGTCCTGAAAGCGTGGGCTTTGGCTTCACGCCGGCCGTCTGGGGTTGAGCGTGCCGTAAACCCTCTGATCCGCCTCTGGACGTCGTTGAAGACGCTTTGGAGGCGGCTTTTTCAGTCGGCCTGACCGAAGCTGAGTTCTGGGATTCGACGCCCTATCTTACCCACCTCATCATTCGATCTCGTGGCCGCCGGGCGATTGAGTTGGCGACGGCCCACGGCTGGATGAGCGAGCGATTTGCTCGGGAGCCCCGGCTTTCGCGTCTGCCCTACTATCTGGAGGACCGCGAGGAGGAAGTCGCGGACGCGGGTGACGCGCTGATCGCCAGCTTCGCGATGATGCATGGGCTTGGAGTTGATGAGGCCTCCGACGCCGAATAGGGTTCGGCGAGCGGATGGAGGGAGCGATGAAGCGAGTCGCGTTGATCGCGTGTCTGTTGATGTTGGCAGCGTGCGGGCAGCCGCTAACGGGTGACATAAAGGCGGGTTATATCGAGTCTGTCGTTTCGGACGCGAAACGCGAAGCGATCCGCCGTGGCAAGCGCGACGCCCTGGATAGCTTCTCTGTACGGGTGGAGACTTCAGACAAGTTCGGCAACGAGAGCGATGCCCCCGCGCTTTCGTTCTCATGGGCACAGGCTGATCTTGATAGGGTCAACTGGAAGGGCATCGCTGATTACCAGGTCCTAGACTTAGCAACCGTTAGAATCGATCACCGCAATGGCGTGATTGCACTACACGACTGGTGCGGCCCTGATGGAAGGGTGCTGACGCCCCGCTTATGCGGCGTCGAGCGGACGCGCGCGGAGAATGAGTGGGTCGCACGGGACAACTGACGGCACGTCATCCCGCCAGTTGACTAAATCTATCCGAACTCGTGGCCAAGCCGACGCAGTTCCGCGTTGTTCCGTGCGTTTTGTAGGGCGCGAGCGTCGTCGAGTTGTTGGCGGACGGTCTGTTGCTTGCCGTTGGCGTCGGCCGGTAAAAAGCACTCAACGGGCGTGAATGTTGATGAGCAAAGGGGGCATTTTGTCGAGTAGGCGCCACCGTCCTGCTTTAATTCGACCTGCCGCCCAGAACCTACGAAGCATGAGGGGCAGACGGGGTAGCCAAGTCGGAGGCCTTGACCGTGATCGATCCACTTATAGCCGCCCGGCCCATCCAGAAGCGCTTCTTGGGCGGTTAAGGCCTTATTTAGCCGCTCAATCTCTGCATCGCGCTCAGTGACTGCTTCCTTGGCCTCAAGGAGTTGGCCCTTCACATCGTAGAGCGCCCCCATGAGATCGACGACCTGACCTTTAAGGGTCACTTGATCGTATGCCTTCTCGACATCTCTCAGCCCTTTGGCGATCTTCAGGGCCGCATCCAAGCTTGCCAGTCCAGCAACAATGTCCATCAGCTTTGCTTATTTCTCTAGGGCTTTCTCGACCAGCCTGCGGATCGCTCAATCCCGGTCGTAATCCGCGAGCCCAACCTGCTCCATCAGCGTTTGCACCTGCGACTCTAGCAGATCGATCCGCTTCTCGTGGTCGGTGAAGCCTTCATCTAGCTCAGTGAGGCCGTCGTCCAAATCGAACGACCTCTCAAGGCGCGAAATGATCTCGGCAGTCATGCTTCGCTGGCTCGCGGCCGATGCTGCCTCAACCTTGGCCTTCAGTGCCTCGGGGATGCGGAGGCGGAAATATGGATCATCTCTAGCCATGCCCCTCGGGTGCACCACTTTTGTCTTGACGTCTATGCTCCACCTATGGTCAACATTGGTGCATCAGCAACCCGGAAAGGACGCTAGATGGCGAGAGACGATCTCTATTTTCGACTTCGCATTCCTACAGACGTGAAGCAGCGCGTCGCTGAATCGGCGCGTAAAAGCCGCCGCAGCCTAAATGCGGAGATCATCGTGGCCTTGGAGAGGGTTTTTCCTGATCCGGCCGCTGGTGGGGACACGGCGTAGGACACCGCCCCACCAGCTAACCGACAGCCTCCGCGCCAACGGAGGTCATCACCCAATCGACAGAGGACCCTGTCAAATGGAAATGCACACTAACACACCCGTCCCGCTGTGCGGAACCCAGCCCTTGATCCGCGACTGGATCATTCATCACGGCGTCAATGCGCCGGTTCCCTCCGGAACGAAGATCGAAGCCGAACTCTTCAGCGGCGACCTGCTCATTTTCACGACCGGCGCTGTCATGTTCGACGACGACGGCAACGCTGAGCCCCAGACGGGGCCCACGCGCTATAACGCCTGGAAGTTCCACGACGGCGGGCCGATGGACCCCAAGATCAGGGCCTACCGCCTGCTAGGATGCGAGATGGAGCGCGAAAGCTACGCGGACATCATGCGCGTCGAACAGCCCGCTCACGAACTGGTGGGGGCGCATTAATGTCCGCCCCAACCAAACGGGAGCACCTCGCCTTCCTGCCAGTCGCGGCAGACGGCGCGGCCCACACGATGTCGTCTGTCGAGATCGCGGACCTGACCGGAAAGCGTCACGACCACGTCGTCCGCGACATCAGGAAGATGCTTTCGGACCTTGGCGCACCTTCTCCCCAGTTTTGGGGGAAAGTCCCGAGCCAGGGCGGGCGACCGTTGGAGGTCGCCAATCTCCCCCGCCGCGAGTGCCTGATCCTCGTGTCGGGATACAGCATCGAACTCCGCGCCCGCATCATTGATCGATGGGAGGAGCTGGAACGCGCCGCCCGCCAGCCGTCGATGGATCTAAACAACCCGGCGGACCTTCGCTTGCTGCTGGCGAACTACGCCAATGACAACCTGGAGCTTCAGGGGCAGATCGCCGATCTGACACCGAAGGCGGAGGCTCTGGATCGGATTGCGACTGCCGAGGGGTCGCTCTGCATCACCGATGCGGCCAAAACCCTGCAAGTCCGCCCAAAGGCGCTGTTCGACTACCTCCGCTCGCACCGCTGGATCTACAGCAGGCCTGGCGGTGACAACGTCGCCTACCAGGACAAGCTGACGAGCGGCCTGCTTGAGCATAAGACCACGACGATCCACCGCTCGGACGGCTCGGAGAAGGTCACAACGCAGGTTCGTGTGACGCCGAAGGGCCTGGCGCGGCTGGCCAAGGACTTAGAACCAGCAGTTCGTCCGGTCTGACATCACTGAGGGCGGCTCTCGGGCCGCCCTACCACCCCAGGAGATCACCATGACTGAGGAAGAGGCGAGGGAGATCGTGGAGCGGTATGAGGCGCTACTAAGCTATATTGCGGGTCCTCAAGCATCGACGTGTGAGCTGCCGATCTACTTTAGCGAGGGTCACGTGCACGTCTCTGAAACCACATGGGCGGAATGGCCGTGTACGCGGGTTCTACGTCGGAATGAGATGTTGTTCACGGGCTAAGAAGAAAGATGGGCTTCAATCTGAGCTCGTTTGGCGGCGATGTCGGCCGCCCCTTCTGTTGAGAGAAGTTCGTCAAATGCGATCAGCGCAATGAACGCCTTGCTGGCCGCTCGCTTGGCGATATCAAAATCGGTCAGTGTCCAAATCTGGCATGCGTTTCGCAAATCAACCTGAACGTCCCTTACGCCGTCTATCGTGGCAGGCCCGGCCGCATTGATCGCGTTGACTTTTGAGCTCATGCGCCACAGGGATCTTGGATTGACGAGCACCACAGAATCTTCCAGCTGATCGTCGGCCATCCAGAGTCTATGCGCTAAAGCGTCACGGTAATCTGACGAAGTTTTGCAAGCTTTCATGATGTCTTGCAGCAAGTCGTAGTTTTGAGGCGCAAGAGTTTCACTTCCAATTGCCTTGAGCGCTCTCGCTTCTGCTTTTGCCCCGTTGAGGGTTTCATACATTGCAATAGCGGGGCGAGGATTAGCACCCAACATCCGTGTGATGAGGTTGCTCACCTGCGCATCGACTAACGAATGCTCAGCCACGGCCTCCATGCCAGCCGCGTAAAATAACATCTTCCGAAGAACAATTTTTTCGTTCGACAGTTGTGGTTGGATGTTCTCCGGGTATGCGCCTGGCACGTTCCCTCCGCTGCTCTGACAGGTAGTCACCCTGCGGCGCCGCTTCCTCCCCGTCACCCTGAACAGAATTCGAACAAGGCTCGCTCCGGCGGGCCTTTTTCTTTGGAGGCTCCATGGCTGAAGGCACCGTTGTTGGCAGCGCAGAGTTTGAGCTGCGCGTCACGACCGACAAGCTGAAGTCCGACCTTGCCCGCGCTGAGCGCGAGACCAAGGCCGAGATGAAGAAGGTCGAGGACGCCGCTCGGCACGCGCAGGCTGAGCTGAAGCGCGCCTTCTCGGATGCTGGTCACAGCGAGTTCGAGCGCTCGATGCGGATCATCCGCAACGCCTCGGAGTATACCGAGGACGAGGTGCGCGGGGCGGCCGAGCGGGTGGCGAAGGACCTGAAGGGTCGATATCGCGATCTCGGTTCAGATATCGGCCGGACCTTCGCGGGTATCTCGCGATCCGCCCAACTCGCCTTCGCCGCGATCACGGCCTACTCGCTGAAGCTCGCGGCTGACGCTGAAGAAATCGAAGCGTCGTTCGATATGGCCTTTGCCACTGGAGCAAAGGGCGCCCGTACCTTCTCCGAAGCTCTTGCTGACGCTTCTGGCCGCGACGCCGTGGCGCTGCGAGAGCAGATGACGAAGCTCCAGTTGGTTCTGACCGGGACCGGCGTTGCCGCGGAAACCGCGACGAAGATGGTCGAGGCTCTAGCGGCGCGCGGTGTGGACGCCGGGGCGATGTTCAACGTCTCCGACGCCGAGGCTCTTCAGAAGATCGTTTCTGGCCTCACTGGCGAGACCGAGCCGCTCAAGGCCTTCGGCGTCGTCATCAACCAGGCGGCTGTCGAGGCCGAGCTTCTTCGCCTCGGCTTCAAGGGCAATGCGTCGGAAGCCGACGAGGCCGCCAAGTCCATCGCACGGGCGAATCTCATCATCGAGAAGCTTGGGGTAGCGGAGGGGCGCGCCGCGTCAGAAGCGGATTCAGCCACCGGCAAGACCCGCGCAATGACGGCTGAGTTCAACAAGGCGGCGCGGTCGCTCGGGCAGGAACTTCTCCCCGCCATGACCCAGGTGTTCGGCGCGGCCACCAACGTCCTGAAGGCCTTCAACGACCTGCCCGGCGGGGTTCAAGTTGCAGGCCTAGCCTTCTTGGGGTTGCTCGCTGCTGGCGGGCCGATCGCTGGGCTGCTGGCAGGGCTCGGCAAGATCATCAAGCTCGCGAACGATACACGGCTCGCGCTGGCGGGGCTCACAGTCGCGGGCGGCGCGAAGGGCGGCGCCATCCTGCCTGTGGCCGGTTCGGCTGCCGTAGGCGCGGGCCTGCTGGTCAGCCAAGGGTCGTTCGCGCCAGCTCCTACGCGCGACGAGGCGGCGGTCCAGCGCGATCTTGCGTTCAATCGCGGCAATCTCGCCCGGCTAGAGCAGGAAGGCGCTGCGGCGAGCCGTCGACAAAGGGTCGAGCGCCGCATTGCATCGAACCTGGCGGAACTGTCTCGCATTCAGAAGGCCAGTGATGCGGCGGCCACTCCGTCTCCGGAAGTCGACACTTCGGTGCCAGGCGGCTTCACCCTGCCGCCGACATTGCAGCAGCCTAGGGGTAAAAATGATGCTGCCGGAGGGCGCAGCGGTCGCGGCCGCACCGGCCCCACCCAAGCCGACATCGCAGCTATGCGCGAGGCGCTCGACCTACAGAACGCCCTGGACCTCGCCCGAGCGAGCGGCAACAGCGCCCAGATCAAGGCTCTGGAGCGTAAGCAGGAACTGGCGCGACTGACGGCCGACTTCGAGCGAGCCGGATATGAGGACGCCGCCACCAAGGCGCAGGACCACCTGAAGGCCCTGGACGCGGTTCGTGAACGCTCCGAACAGATCGCTGATTGGGAAAAGAAGAGCCTCGCTTTCTGGGAGGAGCTTGGCGAAAGCGTCCGTCGTCAGAACGACCTCCTCCTCGACCGCTTGGGCTTCGAAGCCGAGATCGTCCGACTGGAAGGCGACCCCGACCGCATCAAGGAGCGGGAGCGCGAACTCTGGATCGAACAGCGGATCAACGACCTGCTGTCGCTGCGGCCTGACCTGACGGCGGAAGCGCGCCGCGCCCAAGCCGAGAACGAATGGCAGCGCCTGGACACGGCCGACCAGACCGGCCGGATGCGTGACGAGTTCCGCTACGCCTTCACCGATGGGATCAAGGCCGCCATCGACGGCGACCTCGGAGGCTTCTTCGACAACCTGGCCGACCGCTTCACGACGCGGATGCTCGATAATCTCGCGGACGACTTGTTCGACCTCCTGAGCGAAGCCGCAAAAGGGCTCGGCAAAGAAGGCGGCGGCTTCTGGTCGTCCATCGCCAGCGGCATCGGCTCCATGTTCGGCTTCGGCGGGGGCAGGGCGACCGGCGGCGCCATGTCCGGCGGCAACTGGTATCGCGTCGGGGAGCATGGGCCTGAGGACATCCTCATGCCGCGCAACGGCTTTGCGGTGCCGTTGGGCGCGCTGTCGTCGGGCGGGTCCGGCCAGCCGCAAATGACCGGCGGCAACACCTACCAGTTCTCCGGCAACCTCATGACGCCTGAGTTCTGGCGACAAATCCAAGGCGAGATCGCCGCCGGCGAGGCCCGAGCCTACGGCCGCGCCATGAACGACGCCCCCAAACTCACCATGAGCCAGACAGCCCGGCAGCAACGCCAGGCGGTCGGACGCCAGCGACGCGGTTCGTAGGGAAGCTCCATGCCTTTTATACTGCCGACCTCCCCGAGGCCGTCGAAGATGACGCCTCGGCCCGTCTTTGCGCGCAATGAGACCCGGCCGGGCTATGGCGGTCCTGTGGGCCGCAACCTGCGACCGGGCACGCGCTGGGCGTGGGATTTCGAGTACCCGCCCATGTCGTACGTCGACTGTCTGGCGTTCGACGATCTGCTGACCGAGGACGAGACCGTCGTCGCGGACATTCTTCAGCCGGGTCTGGTCATCGGCGATCCGGGCTCGCCCTTGGTCAACGGCGCCATGCAGTCGGGCCGCACTCTTCACCTGAAGGGCCTGACCCCAGGCTACGTCTTCCGCAAGGGCCAGTGGCTGTCGATTATCAGCCAGGATCAGCGCTACGCCTACAAGTCGCGCGCTGCGGCCACGGCAGATGGATCGGGCAATCTGGCCGTGCCGCTGCGCACGATGATCCGCTATCCGCTGGTCAACAACGCCGTGGTCGAGATCGCCCAGCCCAAGGTGGAAGGGTGGGCCACCCTCGAACAGGACGCCCACGCGATCGACGCCGTGGACCGGCTGGTCCGCCTCCGCTTCACCATCGAGGAGCGTGAATAATGGAGCCGGCAGCCATCGCCGGTCGCTCCGGCAAGGCCCGCTGGCTGGTGCAAATCCTGCGCCTGACCACGGCCGACTTCACCCTGCGCCTGACGACGGGCGGTTTCCTCGTCTGGAACGGCGAACTCTTCACCCAGCGCGACCGAACCTACGGCGTCATCAGCGACCTGCAGACCTTCGAGGACGGCGTCGACGGCCAGACCACGCGCGTGGACATCGGCTTCTATCCGGCCAGCTATGACGCCCTGGTCGCCATGGCGGACCGCAAGCATCAGGACGCCAAGGTCGAGATTTACGACTGCGCCTTGGACCCGGAAACGGGCCTGCTGTGGGGCGAACCCGACCTGCTGTTCCAGGGCGAGTACGACTTCGCCCGGTTCATCATCGGCGAGACTGAAGAGCTGATCCTTGAATGCGGGACCGAAGAAGCCCGCCTGAACGAGCCGAACGAAGACCGGCGCCTCTCCCATCCCTTCCACCAATCTGTCTGGCCCGGCGAGCTTGGGCTCAGCCACGTCACCGGTCTCGGCCGGAAGATCTACTGGCGGCAGAACGAGCCCAAGGGCTCGATCAGCAGCGGCGGCGGATACGGCGGCGGGGGTGGCGGCGGCTCAAGCATAGTGGCGAACCAACGATGACTGATCCCGATCACGCGCGCCGCGTGAGGAACCTCCAGCGCCGGATGAAGGCGGCCGAGGCGACACGCCGCCGCTTTCAGGGCCTGCCCTATGAGCCGGGCAAACGCGACTGCCCCCGGATGGGGCTGCATGTCCTGCACCGCCTCGGGATCAAGGCACCCTTCGCCAAAGGGCTGAAGTGGCGCAACGAGGCCGAGGGCCTGCGCGCCCTCAAGGCGATGGGCTTCGCCAATCTGATCGAGGCCATCGACAGCCTCGGCTTCGCCCGGATCGCGCCCGCCCGCGCCCTGCCTGCCGATCTGGTGGCGCTGGAGACCAGCCATGAAGTCGGCTGCATCTCCGTGGCGATGGGCAACAGCAACTACCTGGCCTTCACCGACCACAGCCCAAACGCCGAAGTCTTGACCGGGCTGACGGGCTTCGCGCGGGACGGTCTGGGCTACTGCGCATGGAGGACGCTCGATGGGTAAGGCCCTAAAGACGGCCGGCGCCATTATCGGCGGCGCGGTGTTGATGGCGACAGGCGTAGGCGCCCTGGCCGGACTGCAGGTCACGGCTATGGGCATCGCGGGCCTCGGCACGATGTCGGTCGCCAGCCTGCAGCTGACCTCTGCCGGCCTGATGGCCGCCGGGGCGATGCTGGACAAGCCCAAATCTACGGCCTCGGGCTCGCCCAGCGACTGGAACAGCAGGGGCAGGTCGGCGTCCGTTTGCAACTGGTCGCCGAACAGGGCCTCGGCCCGGTCGTTGGACAGGATGATGCGGGCGTAG